CACATACTCACTCCGGTTTTGTAGTGAAGACCTTTGGATAGCCCCTACTGAATCTAAAGGGGTTAGCTGACGCAAAGTGCCCCAACTGCGAAAGTCGGGTTAGCGCGGGCGGTCTTCGACTCCTCGTCCCGCTGCTGCCGCGCGAGGTCGATCAACTCGACGCGTTTCTTCGTCTCGGCGTCGAGAGCCGCCAACGCGAAGTTCTTCGTCGCCTCGATCTGGGCACGTTGAATCTCTCCGTCCGTGGCGTTCATGTCCCGCAGTTCGCGGACGTGCTGGGCGGCAAGGTCGAACTGTTTCTGCGCGAGTGACATGGCGGTGTCATACTCAGCGTTGATATCCTCCGCGCCGAAGGCCGCGCCGCTCGCCTTCCGATTAGCCTGGAAGATCGCGTACTTCGAGCGAATGCTGGCCTCACCCAGAGACGTGTTTGCGCCAAATACGGCGGCGGCAGTCTTCCGCTGCTCCTCTTTTTCGAAGCGCGCGATCTCGGCATCGCGGATCTCGCCGGCGAGCTTCGCGTTGACCGTGTTGAGTTCGCCCTCTTCCTTCAGATGCCGCAACCGCTCCTGGTAGGCGGCGTTGATCCGGGCGAGGCCGTTCAACTCGCCTTCCTGAGCGCGGGCCACCTGCTGGCGCAGTTCCTCGGTTACGCCGGTCGATTTCGCGATCTCTTTGAGACGATCTTCCTGGCCGGTCAGGGACGTGTTCTTCTTTTCGAGGCCGTAGCTCTGGCCCAGTAAGTCAATCTCCCGCTCGAGCGCACGCAGCGTTTCCAACCTCGGCCGCTGCTCGGCCAGCATGTTCTCGAAATGGAGTCCGGGCGGCAGCTTGCCACGGCCCGTCATTGCGCCACGGATTTCTTCGTAGCTGACGCCCTCGAACCCCTTGCCCTGCTGGTACGCTTCGGCCATCTCGGCCTGCCGGATCATCGTTCCCACGGCTGCCCGATACTGACTGAGCACCTTGGTCGGATCGCCACCGCTGGAGGTGGTTTTGTAGAGATCGCCGATGAGGCCGCCGTAGCCCGATTTGCCCTGGACGAGCTTCACGATGTCGTCGATGCCCGCCTGGCCCCCGATGATGTTGGCAAACACTCCCGGCGCGTTCTTTATGGCGACGTCCGCAAAGGAGCGGAGAGCCTTGTCCATCTTTTCCGAGAGGTGGTCGGCCGCGACGGCAGCCTCGTCGATCGCGAGTTTCAGGTTGTTCTGGGGCCGACGCTCCAGTTTCGCGATGGCGTTCTCCAGCCGGTCGTTCGCGACGCGCATCTCGTCGTTGGCGGTCTTGGTTGCGCCAGTGAGGCGCGCGAATTCCGCCTCGATTCGTTCCGGCGCCTCGCGCAGCTTTTCGAGGTTTTCGCGGAACTCTGCCACCTTTTTGATCGCCTCGACGATGACGCCGATCAACGCGACAACCGCGATGCCGCTGAACGCCGCACTGAGCGCCGCACCGACGCCGGGCATCGAGGAGATGAAGCCCCGGATGTGGCGCGGGATGTGAACGCCGATCTCTTCGCCCATCAGGGCCAGGGATGCCTTGGATTCGCGGGCTTCGGCCCCGAGTTGTTTGATCTCGGAGCCGCCCGACTTTCCTGCGGCCTCGATCATCTTGTTGTAGGCCGCCGTGACGCGGTCGACCATCCCCTGCTCATCGCCGAGCTTCTTGATGTAGCGGTCGCGGTCGGCGATGAGCCTTTCAACCTCGGTCTTCCCGTACGCGGCGGCTTGCTTTTCGATGGACTGGGTGAGCCGCTCCATGGAACTTCGGGAGCGGTCGTTCACCTTGATCAGCATCTTGGACATCCGCTCGAGCGACTTCTGCATCCGCTCGCCGGCGCCGACCGTGCCTTTTTCCCATCCCTCTACGGCAGTATTCGCCTGTTTGATGCAGCAAGCACGCTGCGCGGGTCGATTTCGAGGACAATGGATTCCTGGTCCATGGAAAGCCTAGTAGTTCAGGCCCTGCAGCAGAGCACTACAATCGACTGCAAAGAGGATGATCCTGTCATTTAGCGACTGCGCTTAACCGAGGAGGCTCAAATGCCTTTTGTGGATACAAACGGATTGAAAGTGATCGAACGGCTACCCGGGTGGAAAGGGCGATATTTTCACACGGCCAGCATGACGTTCGCGCATTACGAATTCACTGCGGGTTCCTCGATTCACGAGCACTTCCATCCGGAAGAAGAGGTTTACGAGGTCATCGACGGGGAACTGGAAGTGACGATAGAGGGGACCTCCCATATTGCAAAGGCCGGAGTGGTTGCTATTGTGCCTGCGAATAGCCGTCATTCCGTCAAGGCATTGTCGGATGGCCACCTGATAGTTGTGGATCATCCGGCCCGCCCAGAGTTTGGCTAAAAATCTACGCCGCCCTCTTCACGCGGATGGCACGCGCCTGACGAAGCAGCGCCAGGACTGCTGCGTTGAGCGCACCCCGGTCCTTGGGTGAGACTCCAAACTGCTTCTCGCGCAGGTTGTTCACATGGGCAACGCGATCGGCAGTGGGATCGACGAACCCAATTACGGCCTGATTCTCGTTCGCGCTTTTCACGTTGAGCGACCGCATGGTGCGGCCCGTCCAAACCCAGTCGCGGATCGGCATCAGACCACGCGCGATCTTGTAGTCGGGGTACCCACGCCGCCCGGCGCGGCCCGGCTTGAGCGCTCTGGCCGGGGCGTCATTCACATTGAAGGCCTTCCGGATGCGCGTGGAGATGCTGTCCACCAGGACACCGCCGATGGTCTGCATGTCCTCGGCGGTAAACGGCCCGAGCACGAAGCGGGCGCGCGTGACTCTAGCTTGGAAAGGCATGGGGTTGTTTCTGCATCTGCTCCCGCTGGTAGCGGTCGCGTTCTTCCTTGAGAATCTGGAGCCCGCGCACCTCTTCGGCGGTGACGTCGCTCCAGGGGATGCTGAAGTGCGCCGCGTCGAACTCCAACTCCAGCAGCCGTTCAAACAAGCGACCGGCATGGGAGCGCGTCCGAGCGTAGTCGAGGTCGTCAAGCCTACAGTGCGCGCAGCGGTTGACGGTGAACTGCCAGCCGCCGCAATGCGGGCAGGCACCCGGCGCGTTGGTGTCGTCCACGGTGCGCACCAGGCCGCACTTGCCGCACGTGACGTCGTTGGCGTCGGGGCAGCCACGCGGGCCGTCTGTGCCGCCATCGCACAACTCGGCCGCGCGCACCGACCGGAAGACCAACAACCGGAGAGGGACCGGTGTGGGCCACTCGTCCGGTGCTAAGAGTTTGGGTCGAGCGCCGGATCGAGATCGTCGATGGCCTGCACCAGCTCCACAATGACCGCCGACTTGTGGTGGGGAGGGACGTCCGCTGGCTTGAAAGACGCCGCGTAGCCTTCGATCTTCGTCACCACCGAATCGTACAGGTCCACCGCGGGCTCGATGCGGTAACGCAGTTCCTCCTGACCGTGGGGAAGATCGGTGGACGACACGACGGTGCGGCGGTACACGGTGATGTCCCGCTGCGTCGGGATCTTCAACATGTGGACGGTCTCGCCAAACGGCGTCCGGAGCGTAACCCGGTACTCGTCGCCGGCGCGCTGGCAATCGGTCACCTCGCAGAACGAGAGTTTCAAGATGGCGTTGCCAGCCTCGAATTCGTCGAATTCCGCCCCATCCTTGTCGAGCCTGATCTTATTAAAAAGGTCCAGATCGGCCTTGAGGTTCGGCACGAACTCGGTCTGCGACTTCCGCCGACCGATCGTGCGCCGGATGGACTTCTGCTGGTCAAGCCGCTCCAGCATCTCCTCGTTCGTGGGCAGACGCAACTGCGCCGTCTTCGGCGGATTGGGTACGCGGATGGTGATGCCCGCGGCGGGAATGTCTCCGTACATGGTTCCTCCTATTGAGCAATGCCCGCCACGCCGCAGAGGGTGGTCACGGACATCACGGTATTCTGCGAGTTGCTGTACTGCGGCGCGCCGGTGACCGTCACCGCGACGATGCCGTCGGCTTCGGCATTCTCGGCCACCTGAAACGCCATCTGTGGGAAGGTGAATGTCACCGAGTTGTTCGCGTCGTGCTGGACACTCAGCGTCGCCGTGCCGGTGGTCTGGTTGACAAGCGTGGTGTACTCGGGCGATCCGGCCAGCAGCCGCGCCGTGAACTGGAACGACGGGACGCGGGCGCCGATTTCCATGCGGCCGCGCACCTGCAACCCGTTCTGCAAGCCGGATCCGGGATAGAATCCGGCGTTCAGAAGCAGGTTGTTCTTCCAGCCGACCGACCCGGACAGAATTCGCTTCGTTGCGACGTAGTCGACGCCGTTCACGGAGAGCGACATCGAGGCGGCCAGCATGTCGTTCTCGGCGGTGAGCGCCGGAACCGTGATGCCGCTGGGCGTGGTCAACAGGCCGGATCCGACCCAGTTGACCGTCATCTTCGACGACGCACGGCCAGGACCGTAGTTGAACTGGTAGGTGAAGTCCTCGATCGCGCAGCCAACGTACAGGTTGTCGACAGCGCTGCCGCCGCCCTCGGCCACCTGCTCGACCAGCGAGAAGTACGGCAGCTCGAGCGTGACACCGGGATTGATCGGCGTGATCGTGTACGTGTAGGGCGCCGCGGAGCCGACCTGGGCGATGTTGCCGAGCGCATAGGATGCCGCCCAAGTGACGAATTCCGCACTCGCATACTTCTCCAGGCGGTTGCCGACCTCGTAGTGGGAGGGGAAAGTTTGGGTGATGAACTCGTGACCTTTACCGATTTCAGCCGCGTCGTTCTCGAACACCGGTTTCGGCGTGGTTAAGCTGGTGTCGAGCTTCTTGAAGCGCAGAAACGTCGCCCCTGCAGTGCTGATGTTGGTCTGCTTGCCTTTGCCAAGGCCCATGATTAACTGCTGTACTCTCGCGGGCATTACTCATTCACCTCCTTGACCTGCACGTAGCCGAGCCCCATCAAAGGCACCAGCTTCTCGGGAGTCGCTTCCAGTTCCTGGATGTCGCCGGTATGTGGGTGGCGGAGCCGCACGGTCTCGCGCGCTGGCGTGTTCTCTCGTTCGTCCATCAGTTGTCTCCGATCTCGGGGATGATGAAGACTCCCTTGAAGCGGTCGAGCAGGTCTTCATCCAGTTCGTGATCGATGCTCGGCGTGTCCATGATGTCCAGACCGGCGTAAAGCTGCAGATAGCGGATGTTGGGACCGCTGCCGCCAGGCGGACGATTGCAGGTGATCCACCACAGGTCCTCATAACCGACCGGATCAGGCACGCCGGCCGCGTTGCCCATCCGGTAGTAAATGCCCCAGCGGTGCTTCCAGATGGTCTGGCCGTCGAAGTTGCCGCCCTTGGTCCCCTCCCACGCGATCAGCATCGAAGGCGCAGGCATCTTGTAAATCGCCTCCGCCAGCCGGTGCTCTTGTCCCAGACGGTAGTGGAAGGCATTGATGCGGCCGCCGATGGCGGTATTCAGCTCCGGGATGGAGAGGAGCACGCTCGCAATCGTGTCGGTAATTGGCGCCGGGTTCAGCATCTACGTCACTCTGAGCTTGAGGACCGCACCGCCTTCCGCGTCCACATCCACGTCGACCACGTCGTAAACGATCGCGCTGATCGTGATCGTGTCGCCATGGCGCGGCGGCGGCGTGATGTTGGCGAATCGCACGAAGAGCCGGATCACCGACGTGCCTTGCACACTACCGGGCACGTAGTCTTCGCCCATCGCCGGTCGCTGGATGATCCCGGTCAGTTGCTGTGCGCCGGAGCCATCCTGCGGCGTGAAGGTGACCGCCGTCCCGAAGGTGGCGAGACACGCGGCATCCAGCGTGTTGACGAGATCCGACCAGGCCATCGGTTATCCAGCGGGGTAGGTGTAGGAGGGCTTGTTCCAGTACGAGACGATCAGCCCCTCGCCGGCGACTGCCGCGTCGATCCAGTAATCGGCGAGATCGAGCGTGTCGGAATCGGTGCTGGACCAAACCTCGTACGAGTCGTCGACGCCGCCGGACTGATTCGGCCAGAGCTCCTTGATCACGCCGGCGAGCGTGCTTTTGTTCAGGCCCGAGGTGCCGAAGTACATCTTGCCCGTGAGCCCCGCCACTACCTGCACACGAATTCGGCAGCACGGTGTATGGGTCGCCGCGAGATGTACGGGCGTGCCCGGCGTCGGCACATTCACCCGGCCTAAGGATGCGGGAGTCACGGCGTCGACCTCACAACCAAGCCAGCACATCGAAGTGCTTGGCGTTGGTCACGGTCACGACCACGTTCGTCGACGTGTGCGTGCCGTACGTCACGGTCCCGCCGTCCGTGGGGACGCAAATCACCCCGGCTGGCACCGCGCCGAGGCCATGGGCAATATTCTGGCTCGCCCCGGTTCCCACCTGCTGGCTTGCGAAGAACTGCTTCTGCAGCGACGGGTAAACTCCCTTGAGCTTGGGGTGTGGCCCGTTGCTTTGGAACTCCGGCGCGCTGACCGGAACCTTCTTAACTTCGACCATGCGATTTCTCCTTCCTGGGTTTCGGCGACCTCTCCGGACCAACTTTTGCGGGTTCGACGCCAGACTTTGCGAGGGCCACTTCGAGTTGCTGCCGTGTGCCAATCCGGCGCTGTTCGTACATCTGGCGGGTCCGGGTCATCTGGAGCTTGTCGGCCGGATCCGGCGGCGGGTATTCGGCTCCGACCTCGGGCGGCGTGAAACCGCCGGGCAACGGGCGCAGCACGAAGAGCGGAGGCACACCACTCCTGGTCAGCTGCGCCCACGAGAGTTTGCGGAGGAACATGGTTACACCGCCGAGATGACGCTGTTGAAGAAGAAGCCGCAGTCCTTCGAGACCACCCGCATGTCGAAGGCGGCATCGATCTCGACACGGTCCGAGGCCAGGTGCTCCATGCGGAACGTCTTGATCCGAAGGCCCGCGCCGCCGGTGGACCCGATCAGGCCGGTCCAGTTGAAGGTGTAACCTGCGCTCGGGGTCATCAGGCCGGCGTTGCGGGGGCGATAGAAGAGAGCCGCACTGGTCCCGCCGATGAAGGAATTCGATTCGGTGGCGCCCTCGGCAGCGGTGTTGTAGACGGCGTCCATCACCAGAACCTCTTCCAGTTCGAGGATCTCGGCAATGATGCGGCGGTGGCCATCGCCGGGTTCGGCGCGGTCTGGCCGTACTTGGTGCGGTCGATGAAGTCCGGGTGATCGACCAGCTTGTCGAACACCGGGCGCGAGAACACGCCGATGTTCGGCACGAAGCCACCGGAGTTCAGTCGCGCTTGCGTTTTGGCGTGCCGGATGTCAGTGATGGGGCTGGCGGTGGCGTAGTCCCAATACACGACGTGCGTTGAGTCGGAGGTCGCCTGGCCAGCCACTTCGCCGGTCCAGACGCCGCTCTTGAAGTAATTCCCCGCCCACACGTTCTCGCGGCGGATGAGCGCCTTGTTGGTGAGGAAGATGGTCGCGTCGCGGTCGGGCGAAAGCGGCGAGTCGCTGTTCGCGCGGATCTGGTCGTCCACATCCTTGTGGAGCGCCCAGACGTCGCAACTGTAGGTGCCGGTCGAGTCGAGCCCGTAGCCGGTGCCAGCGGACTCGGTCGCGAGCGCGCGCTTCTGCATCTCGTCGCGGTTGAAGTCGGCGCGCTTGTAGGTGTAGTACAGGTCGCTCTTGCTTTCGACGGGAATCCCAGGGAAGGCGCGGTCGGCAACGAACTCCACACCGGCCGCCTCCTGGCTGTACGCCACGGAAATGTTCGTCAGCGGGCGGTTCACGTGGACATCGCCCAAAGTCGGTTGAGGCATTTACGTTTTCTCCTTTTCTGAAGTGATCGGGCCTCTGACGATCTACAGCTTGCCCTTCTGCTGGATGAGCGCCGGGATGATGACTCCGGCGGCCCCGGTTACGAGTGCGCGGCCGAGGATTTTGTTGCCGGTGGTGGCGGTGACCGCCTTGCCGTTGACGTCGGTCGCCAGCAGATCGCCGGCAGTGACGCCCCCGGTGCCGACGACGAGTTTACTGACGCCGAGGATGCCCACTTCGCCGGCAACGCCGGCTGCGTTGGGCTTGTCCTGCAAAATGCCTTCGGCATCGCCGCCCGCCGACGGCAGGGCAAGTTGCCCGCTTGAGTTCACTGCGACGAAGCAAAACTGAGAAGCGCTCAGGTCCGCACTCGCCGGAGCGCTGATGGTGTGAAGAGTCTGTTCGTAAGCCATGGTGGTGTGCTCCTTCTGTTGGGATGGTTACCGCGCCAGGCGGACGCCGGCCGCCTCCAGCGTGGCGATGAGACCCTTGGCGTTGTGCTGCGCGCGGAACGCCGCATACGCCTCGGGGTGCTCTTCGAGCATCTGCGCGTAGGCGCGCTCCTTGGTGACCTTAGTGGCGGTTCCGGAGACGTACATTCCCGGAGTCACCTGACCTCGGTTCTGGCGCGCGAGCGCGACCGACTGCGCCTCAAGTTCCTGGACGCCGCCGGAGCCCGCGTTCGGATTCACGTGCGAACTGATCATGTGTTTCTCGCTTTCCGCGACGCGGGAACTGGTCAGGGCCTCGCTGACCTCCGCGACGCTCATGTATTCGCCGCGCGAGTTCTTCTGCATCAGAAACTCGGCAGCTTTCTCCGGGCAGCCGGCCACTTTGCAGAGAGCCGCGATGGCCTGAATGTCGGCTTCGGCACGCATGGCCTTCAACGGTTCGGCGGAGATGAGCGGGGCGGCGGCCTTCTTGGACTTCTTGTCGTCAGCCTTTTCGTCGCATTCCTTTTTCGCGGCGAGGGCTTGCATTTCCTCGTTCATACTTTCTCCTGTGGTTGGATTTGCGGCTGTCGCCGCGAAACTTTTCGTTCTGGCGCCCGCGACCTTCGCGAGCGCCGCCAAAGCGTCGTCGATCGTGCCCACTTCGTCAGCCAGTAGCGGCAGTGCGTTCTCGGCCCACAGCAGGCCTGCCTGCGTCCCCACGATCGCCTTCGTCGCCGCCTTGCGATTCCGCGCGACAGTTTCGACGAAGATGGCGTACTCGCGGTCCACTTCCGCCTGGATGTCGCTCCGTGCGCTCTCGCTCAGAGGCTCGTGCGGATTCCCGTCGACCTTCTTGTCACCCGCGAAGATGAACGTGTACTTTGCGCCGATGTCCTTGTCGAACCCCGACTGGTCGACGTGCAGGGCGTACACGCCGATCGACCCGACCGCGCCGGTCCGGGTCACGAACACCCGGCTGGCGGAGCTCGCAATGGCATAAGCCGCCGACAGGGCGATGTCGTTCGCGGCAGCATAGACCGGCTTCACGCCGCGGATCGAGTAGATGTAGTCGGCGAGCTCGAAACATCCCGTCGTCTCACCGCCAGGCGAATCGACGTCGAGCAAGATGGCGCGCACACTGGCGTCGTCCACCGCCTGAGCCACCTGGCGTTGGATCTGCTCATACGAAGTGGCGCCGCTCCAGGCGGACAGAAACGACTCCTTCTTGAGCAGCGTCCCCTGAACCGGGACCACGGCGACGCCATCCAGCACGGCGTAGTCCCGTTCGTCGCCGGTGTCCGAGTAGCGGGCCATCAACGTGGCCGTCGCGCCCATGGGCACGCGCCGGGCCAGCACAGCGTCGGGATCGATTCCCAGGCGCGGCCCGAGCGCTTTGATGATCACCTCCAGCTTGGGCGGGTGAATCATCAGCGGGCAGTTCACGAACCGGGATGCGACGTGAGTCAGCGTCACTGCACTTCCACCTTTCCACTCGCGGCGTCCTTCTCGACTTCTTCCTCGGTCATTCCGGCGTTTCGTCCCGTGAGGATCTTCCGGCCATCGGAGTCGTAGGAGAGGCCAAGCCGATCGGCACGGTCGTTGTCGGCCTTCTGCTCGGCGTCGATCACGGTCGCGTCATACCCCTGTGCCGCGCATTCGATCGAACGGGTCGAGAGTCCATCGCGGATCGCACGCTCAGCGGCCTTCATGTCCTTCTCGGGATCGACCCACGGCAGCCTGGCGTCACCCACTGCGCCTCCTCGAACGGCGCGGGGTCTTTGTCGTAAGCGTTCAGCAACTCAACGCCGAACACCATCGCGAGCATCGCTTCGCGAAGCCAGCGGCGATAGATCGGATGGCAGACCTGGTAGATGAAGACGGAATACTGGAACTGCTCACACTTGCGCCGAAACTCCAGCAGGCCGGCGCGGATCGACGAGTAGTTGATCCCCGAAAGATCCCCGCTGATCTGGTACTCTGCCAGGCCGGCGCCACTCGCAAACGCCTGCAGACAGGCCCGCACGAAGGCCTTGTAGTCCCCGCTGTCTTTGATTTCGGCGAACTGCACCTCTTCGCCGAAGCCCAGTACCGGAAAGGTGCCGGGTTCCAGCTTGGAGATCTGCGTACCCGGGTCGGCCTGGCTCTGGCCGGTCGACGTCTGATCCGGGGCCATCACCGGGTTGTCCGGGCTCACCTGCTTGATGAAGCCGGTGATCATGGCCGAGATCTTCTTGCGGACGATCTCGGCGTCCGTGTACTGCTCCAGCTCGTAGAGCTTCGCCAGGACCGTCGTGAGCCACGGCTGCCCGCGGAACTGTCCGGTGCGAATCGGCTTGTAGACGTGCAGGACGTCGGTCGCCGGCACACGCTCCACCTGTAGCGCCTCGAGCGGGTAAAACATCGTCTCGCCCGGGTGCGCGCGCCCGAAGTGGTAGGCGGCGCGGCGCCCGTCCGGCCGGAACTCGACGCCGCACCGTACTCGGTTCGCCTCCGGCACATCGGGTGTCGGCTGGTTGCGCCACAGCGGTAGCTGTTCCGCCTCGATCAACTGCAACTGGATCGGGACGGACAATCCCTCCTTTGGCGATCGCGGCCGGAAGCGCACGAAGCATTCTCCGGCTTCCATCACCTCGCGCGCGATGATCATCTGTTGGCCGTAGAAGTCCGTCTGCCCCGAGGCGGGGTTGCGCGGGTCGTACTCGACGTCCGATTCCCGAATCCACCGCGCCCACTTCTGCCGGATCAGTTCGCGAACCTGCTCGTCCGGATGCTGCGGAATCAGCCGGATGCCGCGCCCGATCGCGTTCGCCACATACGAATCCACCGCTCCCGCCGCCCACGCGCTGTTCCGGATCGCATCGCGGTTCCGGGTCAGCAGCTCCAGCCCGTGCGAGAACAGGAGCGTGTTCAGTCCGAGGTAACTCGGATTCCAGCCGTACCCCCGCCGTCCCTTTCCGGCGGCATCGAACGGCGTGGTTCCCATGCTCCGCGTTCCACGCGGCGCGCGCGGTACGGACGGTGGCTCGTGGCCGGCGGCGCGGGCCAGCGACATCAGCGTCTCGATAGGCACCTTGGTTTACTGACCCCATCCCGAATTCGTGTAGATGCGCACCTGGCGAATCTGCTGTGGCCCGTTCTGCTGGGCAATGTCGTTGAGGATCAGGTTGCGAAGCTTGATGTAGTCGTCGACCGTGTCGAACTCGAAGTCGCGGTCCTGGAACCGGATTCGCTTCGCGCCCTGCTTGCGCGCGGCATCGAGGGCGTCGAGGTCGGCCTGGCTGAATGGCATCTAGATCTCCACCTTGAAACGAACCTGGTTACGAGGCTGCGCCGCAGGCACTCGCTGCGTCTGCGGCTTCGGGTCCTTCGCAGGCGGGGCCGCCACACGCCGTTCCAGTTCTGCCCAATGCTTCTCCTGGAAGCGATCGATTCCGATCCGTCCTGCGGCTGCCCGCGCGTACACCCGGCAGTCGAGGGCTTCATTGCGCTCGCGCATCTTCTGCCACTCGTGCCGCCGATAGCCCTTCACCAGCTTCGTAACCAGCTGCTCGGCGGTGATCTGTTTGAAGTACTCGTCGCTGTACTTCGGGAAGTGGCAGTAACCAGCCGGGAAGGGGACACCCTTTTCGAGATCCTCGTCCGTCGGCCGATCGAGACGCAGCCAGCGGTACAGTTCTTCCTTCGCCATGCCGGAGTTCACCGGCCACACGCGAATGCCGCGCTTGATCCGCGCGCCCTGCGGACCCACATCTACTGCCGCCGCGCCGAGCAGTGACGGCGCCCGGGAGTCGCCCTTGACGACGAGCACCCGCCCGCCCTGACGCCTCGCCCATTGGTAAACCTCGGTGGTGGCAAAGCCCGAGTCGATCGCGAGTTGCAGTATCGGCAGTTCCAACTCCGACGCGGTCACAAATGTCTCGTTCAGCAGGCCGGTCAGCCGCTCCCACACCTGCGGCCGCGAGGTGTCGCCCTCGAACACCCGGTAATCGACGGACCACGACTCCTTGCCACGACCCCAAGCCACGATCTCGACTTCGATGCGGTCCTTCTGGACGTCAGTGCCCGCGGTCAGGAACAGTCCGCCAGGCGGCACCGTGCCGAGCTTGTATGACTCCCGGCGGTCGTACAGCTTCTGCCATTCCGGAGCCTCGCCCAGCAGCGTCCATGTCTCGCCCAGGACCGTGTTGACGAAAACCTGAAGCAGGGCTGAATTCTGCTGCGCCTGATCGAACTGCTTGGCGGCGTCTGACCAGGTGAACCAGCCAACCGGCGAGTAGAGGCTCGACAAATGGAAGCCGGCAGTTCGGCCGTCGCCGACCCCGCCCTTGCGCCACTCGCCTCTCGGCAGCATCCACTGCTTCTGGTGGTTCTGAATCTCCTGCTGGCAGTGCTCGCAAGCATAGACCGCCTTTTCCGGCTGCCCGTTCGGCCATCGAAGCTGTGCGAACTTCAGAACCTGGAACTCCCGGCAGTGCGGGCAAGGAACCCAGTAATGGCGCTGATCGCTCTCTTCGTACGCCGTTTCGATCCGGCTCATTCCGGTGATCTTCGGCGTCGAGCAGAGAAACACCTTTCGGCGCGCGAACGTCCGCGTGCGCGCCATGGCCAGGTTAACCGGATCGCCTTCGCCCTCGACATCTCCCGGATACGCATCCACTTCGTCGAGGAACAGGAACCGCGCCGCCATCGATCGAAGACCAACCGCCGAGTTCGCGCCGGTCATCACCAGAACGCCGCCGGGGAACTCCTTCGAGAGGATCGTGTTCCCGGAATCCCGCGACCGCGGACTCTGGACAATCTCCCGCAGCACATCCGACTCCTCGATCAGTGGGTCTACTCGCTGCTTCGAGTTCCGCTTCGCCATCTCGACCGTGGGCTGCACGGCCATCATCGGTCCCGGCGCCTGGTGAACGACGTAGCCGATCCAGTTGTTGCCGCACTCGGTGCCGCCGATCTGTGCGCCTTTCATGAACACAACCCGCTCAATCGGTGAGGACGGCGAAAGGCAATCCATGATCTCGCGCAGGTACGGCGTCCGGTCGGTGCGCCACGGACCAGGTTCGGCAGACGCTCGCTGTGACA